TCAGGAGTCGTCGACCGGGGTGGCGGGTCCTGCGGCGTGGTACTGGGCGCTGACCGTGTAGGCGGCGGAGTCCTGCCCGATAGTCGCGGTCGACAGGTAGATCTGCGTGGTGGCCAGCGAGCTGTGCCCGAGGTCGGCCTGCACCTGGGTGACCGGCGCACCGTTGCGTTCCGCCGTGACCGCGTAGGCACGGCGGAACTGGTGCGGCCGCAGGGAATCCTTGACCGACGCGAGCTCGAAGGCTGCGGCGCGCACAGCGAGGTGTTCGTCGTCGATGGTGGGGATCGCGGCGATGCGGCGCAGCAGTGGGGCGATCGAGTCCTCGTGCAGGCGGGTACCACGGCCGGTGGTGAACAGCGGCTGCTCGACGCGCCGCCGGGCGCTGGCCTGTCTCGGCAGCGTCACCTCGGACCGCGTCCCGGTCACGGGGACGCGCACGGCGAGGTAGGCGTCGACGAGGTCGGCGTCCGCGGGCGGGAGCGCCTGCCAGCGGCGCTTGGCGCCCTTGCCGTCCAGCAGCAGCATCGCGTGCCCGGTCGGGGACTGCCGCCGGTAGTCGACCAGGTCGAGGCCGACGAGTTCCTCGACGCGGGGTGCACTGGAGGCGAGCACGGCGAGCAGCGCGCAGTTGCGGGCGCGGTGCCGGGTGCGGTCGAGCCGGGCGGCCAGGTGTAGGGCGCGGACCTGTGCCTCGGTGGGCGGCAGGCTCAGGGCGGGGTCATAGCCGGACAGGCCGAGGTTGCGACGTCCCTGGCGTCCGCCGACCAGGTCGGTCGGGTCGCAGTACACCTGTCGGCGGCGCCGCAGCTCGGCGTAGAAGGAGCACAGCGCGGCGAACCTGCGGCGGCGGGTGGACTTCGCGTCGGGGTGTAGCCGGTGCAGCAGCTGGGCCCAGGCCCGCAGGTGCTCCACCTCCAGTTCGCCGATCGGGTTGATGCCGTGGCGGATCGCCCACGGGATCCACGCCTCCTCAGGGAGAGGCTGCGGCCGTCGTGGTCCGCCGGGCAGCGCGGTGCGCAGTGCGGCGGACAGGCCGATGTCGAGGGCGTAGCCGTTGCGGGTGTGCGGGTTGGTCATGCCCTGCAACCACTTCACCGCGAGCACTTCGGCCTCGGCAGCCAACTCAGCGGGGTCGACAAGGCCGCCGTTCCGGCCCGGCTCGACAGGGCTGATCAGCTCAGTGGCAGACACGAGCATCCCTCATGATCGATAAAACGCCGGATAACAGTGATTATCCGGTGTTCCCACAGCGCGTTCCCCACGCGGCGGACGCTACCTCTGTCCGAACCAGACCGTGATCGACGTACCGCCGGCGGATCACCCGTGACCCCACGTCGGCCGCCCAAACGCCCCGTCAACCTCGTAGCTCTTCACCCAGATCACGCAGGGCTCCGGGCTTCGATGACAGAACACCCTCGTAGCTCGGATTCGCTGCCGTGACAACGGTCACTCTTGCTCGCCGTCCACGCTCAGGGCCGTGGTGATCGCCTCCCGCGTGGGAGCGAGCACGGTACAGACTGCCGGGTTCAGCAGGGGCCCGTGGCGGTACTCGGCCAATTCGTTCCGGATGAAGTCCGATGCCACTTCCCTGCTCTCGAACGGACCGAAGACGTGAATATCACCCGTACTGAAGGTGCTATCCGGGAGTCACCTGTCAATGAGCTGAACCAGGATGCTGCCAGCGTTCACGACTAACTCATTTCTTAAGATTACATATATCTTTTTGATCTTTAAATGTCGTATCATTTGAGCATCTTTGGGTGGAGAATTTCGGCGTGCCGCAGCCGTGATGTGACTCCTTGATGCACAACAGGTGTGGCGCATGATGTCGACCTTAATCCGATTGACCACCTGCGCCTGGCAGGCTTCACTACCAAGTCGACGTGAACGGCATATCAGGCGCGGCCGTGTAGAACCTGCCCAGCGGCTCTCGCTGTCAGTGGCGTCAGGAGCCCTTGCGCCGGTGTGCGCGATTGACTCGTCGACCTGGCCGAAGCACTGCGGTCGGCCAGTCGTCCGACTCCTCGTTCCGGTCCGCGTCCAGGTCGGCAACAGGGAGATTGAGCCGCCCGATGAATGACTCCAACCTATCGCAAGATCACCGCTGTGTCGCGGTGCGAGCTTTGCCGTCAACGCCTTCAGGTCGGCGGTCTAAGCGCCATCCTCGACCGATTCTCACCTCAGTTGGCGCCGCGCGGTGGTGACCGAGTGAAACGCTTCTGACGCGAGACGCCACCGGAAACCCGGGTCGATGCATCAGTCGACTCGAACGTCGAGACCACGACAACGAAAGTCAGCGGCACCCCTCATTACCGATGAGGGCGAGCTACCCGAAGTAGCGATGAGCGGTCATGGGCGGCTCCTCAGCTGTCCACTTCTTCAACACCGACGACACAACAACCAGGAAGTTCTCCTTCATCTCCGGATCAGCATTCTCGACCATTCCCACCGATCGGTTTAGCCGCATCGCACCCACTGGAGTGCCACCGGCATCGCACGGCCGGAAGACCCCCGCCCCCAAGTCCACGGAAACAAACCCCTCGCCACCCAGGGTCGTTCTCCATAGGTACTGGGCAAACTTCCCGTCGTAAGCCGTCCGGCGAATCTCTACCGAATATCCCACCAACAACTCCTCTCGCAACTACCCACTCTGCCCCCGATAGCCTAGCCCATCTTTCACTGCCGCAAGCGGATCCCACGTAAACCCGGCGTCCAGAGTCGCCTGATGCGCCGCACCATAACTATTGGTTCCGTTGTCCTGCATCCATGACGACTCGTGCAACTCGTGCCTGAGTAGGTCAAAGTCACTGGGATGTGGCTTCCCGTCTCGTAGACGTTCCCATGCTTCAGCGATCCGGGGGTTTGCGTCGAATCGGCCAACAGTAGACTCTCCATACATGTCCAGTCGATGTTCCTCAAGGAACAAGTGACTGTGGATCTGCTCAATATCCCTGACAGAGAACCCTTCTTGGAGAGCGGTCCTCGCCACCTCCTCTACGCCCGAGTCAGTTCTAATCGAATCATACGCCTCGTCAGCCCAAGTCGTCTCGAATTCGATTTCATTTCTCGGCCCTCTGAATGAAAAGCCGCCAGCCTGTAGAGCGATAATGGCCGCAGGCGCCCCGACAAGCGGAAGAACAGGCAGCGCGCCCGGCAAGGCTGTTCGGTCATGGGCGACTTCCGGCCGAAAAGACTGACCACCGCGCGCGATAGAGGCTGCCGCGAGCTTGTCTTCCCGCACGTGCTCCCAGAACGCGTCCTGCGCGGTGGGCTCCGGCTTGCGGCCTCGCATGCGGTTGAGGAACCCGTTGCTCACCCCACCCGCAGCACCGACCGACAACTGCACCATCTGCATCATGCGCTGCACCGGCTTGCAGATCATGAACAACGCCACGGTGACCACACCGGCCAGCAGCATCTGGGTCAGCAGCGGCAAGCCGTGCGCGGGATCGAAGATCCAGGTCAGCACCAGGGTGTGCACACCTGCCAGGCAGGAGATGATCACCACGTTGAGCAGCGCCGCCCCCGCCGCGCGACCGATCTTGCGCAGCAGGTCGTGGTAGAGCAGCGCGGCCAACCCGATGATCGGGCCGGTCAGGATCATGATCCGCAGCAGCACCTGCGCGAGCAGGATCGCGACCTTGGCCAGCAGTTGGAACAGCGAGAACACCAGTGCCTGGAACAGCGAGAGGAAGCCGTCACCGGTGCGGCTGCCGTCGGTGCCGTCGAAGTAGCCGGTGGTGTTGCCCAGCTTGCCACGCAGGTCCACGTACGCCTGCTTCTTGGCGTTGGTGTTGTTCGGGTCGCTGTCCTTGCCCTCCTGGATCTCCTGCTTGGTGAACGCCTGGGCGTGGATCAGGTCCCGGCCGAACTGCTGCGCCTGGGGCGCGTCCGGCGAGCCGAACTCCCCGCGCAGCCAGTTCCGGTAGATCACGTTGTCGTGCAGCAGGGTTGGCAAAGCGTCGGGCTCGTTGCCGTTGAAGTCCTTGAGGAACCCGGCCTGGATCTGCGAGGTCCCAAAAATCAGGATCTTGTCCAGGATCTGGGTGTAGACCAGCGGGGTCAGGTAGGTGGCCGAGGCCAGCCAGAGCGCCGCCAGCGCCCACACCGACTTCTTGCTGATGGCGGCCATGTCCCCGCGCCAGATCTGACGGAACAGCATGATCGCCAGGCCGAGCGCCGCAATGCCGAGGAAGGGGGCGAACACGCTGTTGTAGAGGGCGGCGGTGCCGCTGCCCACCATGTCGTCCAGGGGTTTGACCAGGTCGCTGTGCCCGTCACCGCCCGGACCGAGCAGGGCGTAGTGCAGCCCGTTGGTCGCACCGACGATGACCTTGGTGATGTCGAACAGCTCGTTGCCCAGCCAGGTGTCGATCACCGTGCTGGGGCTGGTCATGGAGCTGATCGCCCCGCAGTTGGGGTCGTACTGGTGCCAGGTCAGGCCCGCGTAGCCGACCTCGCCGTAGACACTGCCGACCTTGCCGGTGCCCAGCGGCGCGGGGTCGAGCGCACCGACCATGCCCGAACCGGGCCGTTCCGGGTTGGGCGCGCAGTCGGTGGGCGCCGCGAACGCGGGCGTACCGATCAACGCCTGGATCGCGAGCAGCGCGATCACGATCAGAAGCCGAACCCACTTACGAGGCCCGCGGTTCCCGTACCTCACGATTACCTCAGTGACCGAATGCGCCTGAATGTTCCGAATAGGCATCGCAGCTCAACGGGATGTTCTGCGTCTGGGTTTGCGGCATAGAATGTGATCGTGAGAAGCCGAGTTCATCGTCCGGACAGGTCGGATCACCTTTCGGTAGATATCCGACGTCACGCCATGGCCAAGCGGACGTAAACCCGCATCACCGACAGACGTACAAGTCGTCAACTATCCGCCCCAGTAGCTACTCACCCGAATGCAGAGACTGTCACACCCATCCGGCCTACGCAAGACGTCACCCAACACGAATACCGTTGAGTTCTCAACATTCGACTGCTGGGCGACAGGTGCTCCAGAGGGCCGGCCGTCTAGGTTGAGAAGCAGGCTCGCCTCTCGCGGCCACGCCGCATACCGAAGAGTGGAAGGACATTGCCGCTCGGTTCCGAGTAAGTTGACTTCGTGGGGGTATGTGAACGCCCCGGCGGTCAGTAGCCACCGGGGCGTCTCGCGATTGAGATCAGGCGTGCGCGACCTGGTAGCGGTTGACGAGGTCCTGCGGGATGCGGCCACGGTCCGAGATCGTCTCCCCCTGCTCGCGGGCCCACTCACGAATCGCCTGGTTCAGCGCGCGATCGCTCACAGCAGACGCGCCGGTCTTCACGGGGCCTGCGCTCCGCGCCTTCCGCCCGCCCACACGGCGGCCTGCGGCGACGAAGGGCGCGAGCAGGTCGCGAAGCTTCGTGACGTTCTCACTGGAGAGGTCCATCGCGTACTCGATACCGTCGAGGCCGAAGGTCAGGCTCTCGTCCGCTTCGCCGCCGTCGAGGTCGTCGATGAGATGTACGACGGTTTTCTGGGCCATGTTCACGCCTTTCGTGGAAAAATGAGGGAACAGTGATCGACTGTATCACGGGAATCGTGCTGTTCCAGCGAGTACCGACAGATGGCGCCCAAAATGGGTTGAGTGGGTTGCACGTGGCATGACAGTGCTCACCGGGCTTCAGAACTAATCAATCACACGCACCCTGGCAACTGGCCGAGGCGGACCTATACCGCATTTCCCGGCGCACCGAATATCGCCACCGCGGTCAGGCTGGCCTTGTAGAGCGCATCTCTGTGTGACGTCCTGACGTGGCCGGAGGGGGAGGCTAGTCAAGCGGTGAGGTGGAGTTGCAACTGCTCCTGCACCGCGACCCGCTCTCGACGTGCGGTGCTGCTGGTGCGCGGTGCGGATAGGTGCGCGGTGCTCGCCGCCGCCCGGCACGCTGGCCTCCGGCACGTCACCTGCACGTCGGTGGCGTGCAGGGAATCCAGGCGCCACCCCGAAATCCCTACCCGGCACGCGGGAACCAGCAGCTGCACTCCACCGAGCCAACTTGCCTCGACCACGGCGTGCACGGTGGTCGAGCGCCCGATCGTGGCATGCAGCCTCGTCTGTGGGTCGCTGCCGAACTGCTGGTGCTGCCGCTTGCTGACCGCGGTCAGGAAATCGCGCGCGGAGGTCAGCTCCAGCGGATCGGCCGCGCTCATCGTCACGTCCACACCGCCAGTGTGACACCCACTCGCTCATAATGGCGAGAGTGATTGCGCGAGCTGGCACACTGATCAGCATGAACTCCGCTGTTGGCATTCTGCGTGCTCCGGTCACCGGCGTGCTGTGGACCGAGTTCGGTGCCCACAGCCTGGCCTGGGAGCTTCCCCCTGGTTCCGAGGTCGTGGTCGACGCCGTGATCTCGGCGACCGGCGGTCTACTGGCCGAGGTGCACGGCGTGGACGAGCCGTGCGTGTCCGCGGTCGTCGAGCTGCGCGATCTCGCCGTCGCCGGCGTCCCGGTCCCCTTCTGACTCGGTGGGTGGGCGCGTTCTCGTCGCGCCCATCCATGGGAGTGCTACTCCGCGCCGGTGATCAGCTTCATCGCCAGTTCTGGCGTGAACAGCCCAGACCTCGCCGTTGGTGCCGCGCCGCACTCCCCGTCGCTGGAGCCCGGGGCCTTGACCCACAGCAGTGCGTCGGCGCCGTGCCGCTGGGCGCCGGTGGTGGTGGGTGCCTCGCCGATCTGGCGGCCGTGTGGGTTGCACCAGGAGCCCCACTGGTCGGGGCCCTTGCCGTTGCGGGAGGTGTCGATGACGAACCCGGTGTCCGGGTGGCCGTGATCGGCGAGGTAGCGCTGCAACGTCGCCGCGAACTCCGCCACGTCTCGCGTCGTGTTGAAGTTGCTGACGTTCGCGGCGAATCCTCGGATGTTGGTCGCGCCGTCCATCAGCTGGACGATCCACGGCCCAACCTGCTCGGGTGACGCCCACCTCGAGTCGCCGCCATCCAGGTACAACACGGCGTTCGGGGCGAAGCGCGCGAAGGCGTCGATGAACGACCTCAAGGCGCTGAGCCGTTCGCGCTGCTGCTCCTTGTTGAGGGCCTGCATGTGCAGGATGGAGTCGGTCTCCACGAGCACCACGGCACGGTGCTGGCCGACACCGCGCGCGAAGTTCTCCGCCCACGCCACGTACTCCGCGAGTGAGTTGGTACCGCCGCCGGAGAACTGGGTCGGGTCGATGTCGGCAAGGTCCCGGTCGATGATCGCGTACGCCATCCACACCGGCATCTGCCCTGCCCGCTCAGCGCGCTGGCAGTGGTCGGTGACCCAGCCGCGGATGCCATCGGCGTCGCCGGGCCCGACCCACTGCACCATCGGGTGCGCGCCGATCTTCTCCTGGATGATCTTCGCCTGAGGGTGCTTCGGGTTAGCCGCGAGCCACTTCAGCGGCTCGGTCTCGCTGAACTGGTAGAGGCCACCAGGGCAGGAGGTGAATGGGTTGGGCGGAGTCGTCGCCTGGGCGATCAGGTCGGCGATGGTGCGCAGCGCGGCGGCCAGGACGGGCCGCCAGGTGGTCGCGGTCGCGGTGAGCTGGCCCAGCGGGATGCGCACGGCTCCGACGGTGAGGACGACGTCCTGCACGGTCTCGGCGGGACGTGTGGACTCGGGCATGAAGGTCCTCCTAGTGGTTGTGGGTGGTGATCGGCCACGGCGACGCTGCTTGCAACGCGCGCGACAGGAACGGGTTCGGGCGCTGGCCACGGACCTGCGTGGCGAACACCATCGGCCGCCCTGAGGACGAGGTCTTCGCCCCAGCGCGGACTGGGCCCATCCGCCTGCCTGCCGGGAACGCCAGCACCTTCGCGTTCTTCGGGCGGATCGGCTGGCCGGACGGGCCGTAGATCCCGGTGCCGCGGGTGACGTAGATGCCGTAGGGCGCGGCGATGGCAACTCGGCCGGTGACCACCAGGCCGTGGATCAGCAGCTCCTCGTAGATGCTCGCGGCTAGTACCCCGGTGTCACGGGGCGCGCCGGTGCGGGCGTGGTTGGCGGTGTGGCGGCGAACGTCGAGGATCTGGCGGACCACCGGCCCGGCCGGGCTGGTGACCAACGCGCGCAGCGCGGCCTCGTGCACCACCACGCGGCTGAACCCGGCCACGAGTCACCCGCGGGTGCGGGCGCGGTGGTCGAGCAGCGCGGTGGCCAGGAACAGCACGAGCGCCACCCCGCACAACCACGGCTGCTCGGTGACGACCGCGAGCAGGGCCAGGCCCGCGCAGACCTGGATCACCACGAGCAGCAGCACGTAGGCGATCGTCGGGGACACGCGGGGGCGGCGCCGTTCTCCCGCCGCCCCCGCAGTGGTCGAGGTGGTGGTCATGCCGCGGGGATCACCAGGTCCCAGCCGACTTCGATGTGGTCGCGGTCGCGGATGATCGGGTTGGCCGCCACGATCGCCTCGACGCTCACGCCGTACTGCTCGGCGAGCACTGACAGGCACATGCCCGGCTCCACCCGGATCGTTCGCCCGCGCTGGGCGGGCACATCGCACGGCAGCGGGGGCGGGAGGTGGCCGATGGTCAGCGCGTCCAGGTCGATGCCGTCGAGGGTGACGTTGCGGTCGACATGTCCTTCGACGCCTGGCACGGCGCCTTCCTCGGTGTGCTGGTGCAGACCGAGGCGGCGGTGCGTGAAGTCGGTTCGGCCGGGGTCGCCGTTGTAGTTGGCGAGCCAGAGGGTGACCGCGTCATCGGCCCACTCGTCGGGCCGCAGGATGTTGCGGTAGAAGTCCAGGTTGGCGTAGACCGCGATCTCCGCGACCCCGGACTCCTCCCGGAAGATGCGGATGAACTCGGTGACGAACGGGTTGGCGGTGGCGGCGTTCCAGAAGATGTTGTCGTTGGGGCTGTTCTCGATGTCGAGCATCGGCAGCAGTGAGCCGGTGTTGAGGACGCCGAAGCCCAGCGCGTGGCCCATGAAGTGCGCGACGTTGGCCGCGACCGGGACGTCGGGGTCACCGAAGTGGAAGCCGCCAGTGAAGATGCCGACGCCGCGGGCTCCCTCGACCTGTGCCCCGGCGGCGGGGTTGGTGTAGTAGTCGCCCTGCGTGATCTTCGTCGAGCAGAAGCTGATGCCGTTGTCGCGGACGGCAGGCCAGTTGACGACGTTCTTCCACTGGGAGATGTCGATGCCGTGGTGCATGGTGTGGTTCCTCGGGTCAGGTGGCGGGCGGCGGGGTCGGTGCCGGGCCGCTGCTGGTGTCGGGGGTGGCCGGGCCAGTGGGTACGGGCTCGGTGGGGACAGCGGGGACGTGCGGGACGAGGCGCTGCCCGCCGCGCGTGCGCGGGTCGGAGTGCGGGGTGGTGCGGTGGCTGCTCCACCAGCCGACCGCCAGCGGCGCGAGGATCGCCACCAGGGTCATCAGGGCGTCGTGCTGGTCCTGGGTGACCGGCACGCCGTAGCTGGAGGCCAGGGTGATCACGGCGGCGGCCAGCGCGCAGACGCTGCCACCGGCCATGGCCGGGTGCCGGGAACGCAACCGGGAGCGGGTGTCAGGCATGGGTGAGGTCCTCGGTGGGGCGAGGTGCGGTGGGGATGTGGCCGCAGGTCAGCGGCCAGTGCCATGTGCCGGGCTCCCCGGACTCGTCGTGCGCGCACGGGGCGGCGAAGAACAAGCCGTTGGGGTTGCGGACCGCCAGAGCGCAGGCCTCGTTGTCCCAGTGCTGGTCCAGCGTGCGTAGGCCGTCGCCGTGCTCGGTGGTGTTGGTGGTCAGCCAGGCTCCGACGGCGGTGATGTCGGCGGCGACGCAGGCGGGCGGGTGGAGGCCGTCGGCGCTGCCGTGGCTGCGGTAGTGCACGACACGGCCGATCGCGAGGCTCGGGGCGAACACGAGGGTCCTTTCGCTGTGCTGTCAGGGAATCTGAGGCACGGTGCTGCTCGGCGGGGGCCGGGCGCGGGGCGCGTCGAGCCAGCGCAGTAGCGCGCCGGTCGCGGCGGGCAGGGCCTCGACGCCATGCACGTGGATCAGCAGCGACCGGTTGCGGCGCGGGCACAGCACAGCTGGGCCGCCGTCGAATTCGACGCCGTCGGCGATCACCAGCTCGTCGGTGGCGATCACGAACCGGCGGATCACCGGGAACACCTCACCAGTCATGAGGTGTCGTTGGGGACGCAGTCGTACAAGAGGAAGGTCGCGCTGGCGAGGACGGCGACGCAGCCGCCCTGTGGGCTGAGCACGCTCACCGAGTGCCCAGTTGAGGAGATCGACTTGGTACGCAGCCACGGGCAACGGCGCAGCGTGCGCCGCAGCGCCGCCGCATCGGCCAGGACCCCGGCGCTGGCCTCGGTCACCCTGCTCTCATGCGGTGGGCGGCGGCCCTCCAGCAGCGGCCAGCACCGGTACACACCCAGCTCGACGTCGATCAGCCAGGTGTCCACGTCGGTGTCAGCGGTCAGCAGGCCGGTCTGCGCGCCGCGCTGGTGTCCGGCGCGGACCCAGGCGGTTCCCTGCGCGCCGTCGGGCCCAGAGGCCGCGCAGCGGTCGGCTGGGGGCGGGCCGCTGCCCACGACGACCGGGAACTCCACGACTGGCCGGTGGATGAGCGCCAGCTGCACGGCGGCGGTGGTCCGCAGCGCGTCCAGCAGCGGCCACACCATCTCTTCCCGCGCCCGCGTCACCACGGCCTGCCCGAGGTGCTGGCCCCGGTGAGCTGATCGACGGAGACGACCTCGGGTGGACGGGCCAGCCGACGCGGGTTGACCGCGGACAGCCACAGGTCGACCGCGGTCAACCCGGTGCGTCCGTCGCGGAGGAAGTCGTGGTCCAGCAGCGTGTACTCGACGCCCTCGCGCATGATCGACTGGATGCGGGCGGGCAGTGCGCTGTCACCACCACGACGCGCGGTGAGCAGCTCGTCGGCCAGCTGCGACATCGCCGCGCGGCCACCGGGCGGCACTGGCACACCACGCCAGTACCGCACACCCCACGTGCCGTGTTCCTCCAGCGGCAGGCCGAGGTCCTGGCACGCGGGCCAGAGCTGGCCTCCGCCACGGATCAGGACGCCCTCGGGCGTCACCGTGTACCCGTCGCGCAGCGGCACACCGTCGAGCACCACCCGCACCAGCGGCGGCTGGCCAGGCACGGGGCTCTCCCAGTAGAGGGGGCCGGGCAACGCGATCGCGCGCACACCACCGCAGGCGCACGTGGTGGACAGCGGGGAACAGCGGCAGGCCACCGGGAGCCACTGCCCGCCGATGCCCGAGGACCACTGGTCCGGCCAGCCCGGTGTGCAGGGCCTGCGGCACGGGCGCACCAGCTCCTGGCACAGCCCGAATTGGCAGGCGCTCAACCGCCACAGCAGGTCGCTGGCGACCTCTACCGTCGACCGTTGCAGCGGGTCGAGGTCGCCGGGCCCGGTCACGGTGTACGGGTCGGGCAGCTGGGTGCTGTCGTGGTCCCACGGCCAGCTCCACGACGGGCCCGAGCCCGCTGCCAGGGGCCAGGTTCCCGCGAGTACCTGGGGCAGCATGTCCTCGGCGTCCACGGTCAGCTCCGCTTCCCGCCCGAGGCCGCCGACGCGGGCACGGGCTCGGTGGGGGTGAACGCGGTGGAGACCGGGGCGGCGCCGGTGCTGGCGGTGAACGTGATCTGCTGCTCACGGCCGTCCAGGGCAGGGGCGTAGGTGTGCTCGGCGGTCCCGCGCGCGTGGGCCGGGATCGAGCTGGAGCTGCCGTCGCCCCACGCGACAACCCCGGTCGGTGCCTGGGCGGTGTCCACCGACAGGCGCACGGTGCGTCCGCCGCTGCCCGTGGTGGACAGCACCGGGACCGGGGCGTCCTCGTTCCACAGCGCCACCGCGCCGTCGGTGACCTCGGGCGGTGCGACAGTCACCTGGTCGCCGTGGAAGTGGTCGGCGTTGCCTGTGGCGTTGGGGAATCCTCCGGCGGGCCAGGCGATGCCGGGGTCGATCGGGTCGAACAGCCAGTCCGGCTCGCCGTCGGCGTTACGGGTGATCTTGTAGGCGGAGTTGCGGGGCCCCCGCCCCCACAAACTCCCAGCCTTGCTGCGGCACTTGAGTTTGAAAGTCGCGACCTTCGGCTCCAGCGTCCACGAGTCCAACGTCGCGCCGCCCATCCTCGGCAGCAGGAAGTAGCCGCACGGGTGGAACGACTCGTCGGCGTGCTCGTCCAGGCAGCTCCGTCCCGCATCGGCGAGCCGGGGCCACAACTCCAGCGCGAAACCCGCGCTGGAGTTCATTTTCTGGCCCATCCGCCAACCAGTCACGATCTTCCGGTCCGCTGCGGTGACCGGCTTGAACGAGGGGTTCATCAGCAAGAACACGCTCGGGTCCACCTTGATGAACTCCACGGTCACGGCGACCCATTTCAGACTGGGCTGGCCGGGCTCGGACACAATCAGCTCACCCGAGGCGGACTTGGCCGACACGTCGTCGCCGTCTTCGATTTCCGGGCTGATCTCCGCGGCCGCGAACCCGGCCGAGACCGCCATCGACGCGGGGCCGTACGCGGTGCGCCCGCACGCATCCACGCGGGTGACCCGCATACGGGAGGCGCCAATGTAGGCGGTGCCGCTCATGCGCTGCTCCTCGACATCGACGCGGGGGCCCAGCCGGGGCGCATGCCTGCGGAGGGGGCGCTGACCCGTACGGCGGCCACAGTGGTGGGCCAGTCCACGACGTAGATCCGCTCCTCGACCAGCAGTGCCCGGTTAGTGGCACGGTCGACCGCGCCGGTGGTCCAGGTGGCGGGCTCGATCAGCGCGGAGCGGCGGATGGTCACCGGGCCCGTGGCGTACAACCACAACGACCCGTCATCCACCTCGTGGTCGGTGCCCTCAGAGTTCGGAGGGCCGCCGGTAAAGCCGGTACCCAGCGCCCACGTGGACCCGAGCACCGTCTGCGCGGTCGGCCCGGACACGACCATGCACAGCGCCTGCGCCAACCTCGGGGCGATCGTGCGCGGCGCGTGCAGCACCCCGGTTCCCCCGAGGGTCTCGGCCAGCCACTGCTCCAGCAGCCCCACCGCGTCGCACAGGTCCACCCCCGGCGCGTCGGGCACCAGCACGGAAGCACTGGCCAAGTGCGGCCAGTTCCCGAATTCCCCGGTGCGCACGATCCGCTCGACAGCGGCCTGCTCGCCGCACAGGAACCGCTGACGCAACTGGGCGCGCACCATCGGCTCGTCGTGCCCGAGGAGGTCATCGACAGCGGCGAACACCGCGAACGGCGTGCCCACCACGACGCTGCTGGTCGGGTACGGCGTCTTCACCCCAGACGGCGGCGCACCCGGCTGTCCGGGGGCCGGCCACCCGTCCACGCGTGTGCTGGTCACCGCCTCGTACTCGATCCCGCCCAGCTCGTGCGGATCGGCGTTCTCCAGGATCGTGGCCGCGGAGAACAGGCCGAACCGGTGCGGCATCGCGCCGCTCGCCGCGGCGACGTGCACGCGGGGCACCACAGGAGCGCCGCTGGTCATGTCACCTCTCACTGCCGCTGATCACCACAAGCGGGGTGCAGCGGCTACTTCTTCGGGGTCCGGACCGCTCCGGTGGCGGCCGGGGCCTGCGCGGTGCTCTCGCTGGGGGCCGGATCGCTCTGCGCGGACTGCTCAGCGGCGGCGGCTGCCTGCTCCGGAGAGACGACAGGGTGCAGGCTGGCCGAGGTCGTGATCGAGTCACGGAACGGGCCCGTCGCGCCATTGGCGGACAGGTCGATCAGCGTCACCACGAACGACCGGTTGGAGCGGTTGAGCAGCAGCCACGCGTCCTCCGTGAAGCTCTTGGAGTACCGGTTCTGTTCGAGGAGCTGGTAGTCGTACTCCACCCCCAGCGTCAGGATGTTCGCCTCGGACAGCACCCACGAGCCCGCCGGGTAGGCCATCAACTCCACAGTGGACGGCCACGCCTCCGGTGGCATGATCCGCGGGAACCCGCCCGTCGGGTCGTCCCGGTCGCCCAGCTCCTGCCAGTCCCGCACCCACTGCACTCGCGTCGCGTACTGCGCAAACAACGCGGTGATCTCCGCGTCACCAACGGTTCCCCAAGGGCGGTTAGACTTCTTCTCCAAGTCCCGCCGGACGTACTCGGCGAACCACTCCGGCGCCACCAGTTCGAGCGTGGAGCCCTTCGCCAGCTTGTACCGGCCCCGGAACCACGTGATCAGCAGGCCCAGGCGGTCCAGGAGGGTCAGGCTGACCGACCCGACCTGGCCGGGACCATGCGCGACGCTGAACGCGGGCACCAGGTCGCTGGCCGCCCGGACGTGGCTGAGGTAGATCTCGTTCATGTAGTGCTGGTGATGCACCAGCACATCGGCGAGGAACCGTTCCGTGGCCTCCGGGAACGTCCGGTCCCGCAGTACGTCGGAGTCGATACCCAGGTAGGTCAGGGACTGCCGGGCCTCCCTCCACTCCACGGTCGGCCCCGAGATCGACTTCTTGTAGTTCGCGGGCTGGTGGAAGAAGGTCGGGTTTTGGATCCCGGCATCAGGCTGGGCCGGGTCGTTGGGGTGGATCACCGCGGTGCCGTGCCAGCCGTTGCGGTCGCTGTCGCGTTCCTGCTCGGGGTAGGAAGTCCAGCACGGGTAGCGCAGGCCGCCTCGCGCGGGCATTCCGGTCACGGGTAGATCCAGTAGGCCATCTGTCGTAGCCATGGATGGCACCAGCGAGTAGTCGGTCTCGCTGGGGGTCGTCCAGACATCGTTGATCATCGATGGGGCCTGGGCCGCCGCAGTGAGCGAGCGCTGCGTGGCTGCCGCGACCAAGCTGCCACCGGGCAGCCGCCGCTCGTCGGCGACCCGGTCGAGCAGTTCGACATCGGACTGGTTGCCGGTGAGCTGGATCTCCGGCGCGTGGTTGCGGTGCAGCAACCCCACGTTGGCCTTCACGCTCTGGGCTTGGCCCACTGGGAACGTCGCGAATCGCGCCAGCGCGGCGGCGGCCAGCTCGGCGAGCGTCAGGTCCTTGCCATAGGGGGTGTTCGGCACCTCCGCCGAGGCGGTGATCGAGAACCTGCGCAGCGGCTTCGCTGCGGGCGGGGGTGCGGCGGGCGCATGGCGGCTGGACATGAGGGCGGCCACGGTGCTGGGCCGTGGGCGTACCGCAGAGGCGGTGACGGTAGTGGGCGTCGGTGCCACCGAGGGAGGGGGGACCGAAGGTGGCACCGACGCGGGAACCGCACCGGAATCCGGTGCGGGTGCGACCGCCGGGGGGTGAGCGGTCGCGATCGGGGGCGCCGGATCGGCGCTGCCGCCAGCGGGCGGCGTGGGGACCGGCGTGGAGGACGAGGCTGGGTCGGGCGCGACCTGCTCGTCCTCCACGCCATTCCGCGCGCTCGGTTCGGGGTCCTGCGCGCGGTCCTGATCACCGCCAGCACCAGCCGGTGCGGACGGAGTTGCTGGTGGCGTGCGCACCCGGTCAGCGAGTGCGGCGATATACCGGGCCTGCTCGGCGCGGTGCTGCGCGCGCTCAGCGAGCACGTTCCGCACCGCCTCGGCGAGGTCGGCCAGTGCCTCCATGCCGTCCACAAGCGGGACAGACTCGGAGACATCGAGATGACCAGTGGGGTCGTAGTCGCCGTCGGCGTAGGCCCGCTCGAACGCCTCGACGCTCGCGGCGAGCAGGGCATCCAGGTCGATGCCGTCGAGATCCCGCAGGTGGCTGGCTACGCTCGCGGCCCGATCCGCTCCCGTCCCCAGGTCCAACCCCAGGGTATGGGTGATCAGATCGGTGAGCTGGTCCACGCTGGCCTCCGGTGCACAACATCACGGTGTTGTGCACCCGGCCATGGCCACCAGTCGGTGCGAGATTCGGTTCGCCGCCAAGGTGCTGTCGGCGGTAGCCCTACGGTCAGGTTAGACCGTGCAGCGCGTCATGTGCTCACTGATTGGCTTGTCCCACAGCAAGTTCACTCGGTCGAGCCATCTGGTTTGAGGATTGCTCGTATGTTCCGCCGCTGATGGCCGCCGCTGCGGCTGCCTGCCACTCCAGCGCGAAGGGTTGGCTGCGACCGTTGGGGTAGTTGACGACGAAGCTGTTCACCGACGCGGTTTTACTCATGCCGGTTCGCTGCGAGGGGACAGGCCTCTCCGACGATCCACAGCACATGACGTGCACGCTCCTTGTTGCGGGCGACGTGTGCGACGACGCGTTGGTGGACCTCCCGCACACGCCGCGAAACGGTGAAGCCGGTCGGATCGGCACCGACCGGCTTGTCCACCCTGCGAGGCTTGTCCGACCGGCAGGATTCCCTCGGTCTCCCCCCTATGGATGCCGAGGCAACCTTTCGCGGGCCAGCTGCCTTGTGTTGTTGCCCGCTCAGCTTGGCCTCCTGGTGGCAGCGCTGTCATGGGCGAGATCACCCAACTCCACACTCATCCTGCGGCTGTTGCGACACGGAGGAATGATCCGTGCGCACGCCGTGACGGTGAACGGCATAGTAGGTGTGTGGAACAACGTCGCCAGCGGTCCGGGAGCCTGCCGACGCCTGACGAGGGGCAGTTCGTCGGACGCGCTGACCTCGTCGCCCGGGTCCGCAGGGACCTGGGAACCCACCGGGTGATCTCCCTCATCGGCGTGGGTGGGGTGGGCAAGACCAGGTTGGCTAGCGAGTTGGCACACGAGGTTTGCAGTGCCTTTCTCGGAGGCGTGTGGTGGGTGTCGCTCGTTGATGTCGCCGGCGCGGACCGTGTTCCTGACCGGATGATCACCGCTCTGCGGATCATGGACCAAACCGCTCGACCAGCCCTGGACGTGCTGGTCGAGCACCTGCGCCGCAGCGAGCCGATGCTCGTCATTATCGACAACTGCGAGCACCTGGCACACGCGGTCACCGCGCTGGTGAGCGCGATGATCAGCCAATCGAACACCGTCCGCGTGCTGACCACGAGCCGCCAGCGCCTGGGACTCAGGGCAGAACACGCGATCACGATCCCGCCTCTGCCTGTTCCCACCCTCGCGAACCCGCGCGGCAACGCCGCCTACGAACTGTTGGCCGACCGTGCCGCCGCCGTCGGCCACCCCATCGAAGGCAGCCAGGTTCAGGACGCCGCCAGGTTGTGCCAGCTCGTCGACGGTCTCCCCCTGGCTCTGGTCCTGGCTGCCAGGCGACTCGCCGCACGGACACCTGCAGAGTTGGGCCAGTCGCCGGCCGAGGTGTACGACGTGCTGAGCAGGCGGATCAGCGCCCTGGGCACCGACCCTGCCGAAGCGCCACACCACATCACGCTCGAGGCCAGCTTCGAAGCCTCCAGAGACCGCTGCACGCCTCCAGCACGCAAGTTGTGGGCGGTGTGTTCGGTCTTCGAAGGTAGCTTCGACGCGTCTGCGGTCCAGGCGCTCTGTGACCTTCCCGAGGTCAATATCGATGAGTGGGAGTTGGCGGACCTACTCGACGAACTGGTGTTCCGATCGGTGCTCGATGCTGACGTCACCACGGACCGGACGACGCGGTATCGGCTGTTGGTGCCGATCAGGGAGTACGGGGCCGCCAGGCTGCGCGAGTTCGGTGGCCTCGCCAGCGCCGTCCACGAACGCCATCGTGATCACTTTCTCGTCGTCGCCCAGCGGGCCGCCGCCACGTGGCAGGACCACGAGGAGAGCACGTTGCGGCAGATGCACGCGGATTCACCCAACCTGGCCAGCGCGATCGACTGGAGTTTGCGGCACGACGACATCGCCACTGCCCAGAACATCGCCGCGAACTGGGTGGCGTGTCGTCAGCCCACCTGGAGCGGCTTCCTGCCCAACGCCCGTCGTGAACTCCAGCGTGTCTACCGACCGAGCGGTCATGTCCAGCTCAGCCCGTTGCTGGTTACCACGATGGCGCTCGACGTGTGGGCGGCGGTGGTCCAGGGTGCTCGTCCCGAGGCTGAGACGTTGCTGGAGGAGGCCCGCGCCAAAGCCGCGCAACTCGGTGGACCACTGATTCCTGCCCTGAGCTACGCACATGGCTCCTACCACATATTCGGGTACACGACAATCGAGGGGCTTTCCCGCGGGGTCGATTTGCTGAAACAGGCGGTTGCGGAGTTCGCCGCGATCGGTGACACAGGCGGCACCCATCAAGCCAAGCTCTTCGTGGGTTTGGGTATCGCCCGTCTTGGCCCACGTTCCGAAGCTCTCGACGTCGCCACCGAAGTCCTTCGCGAGGCGGAAACATTCCAGGACGCCCGCTGGGCCTACGCGTGGGCTCATTGGAACGCAGGCTGGACGCATCTGTGGCAAGGTGATCCGGCAACGAGCCTTACCCACTTCGACGCTTCGGAGCAACACTTCGCCGCGACTGGTGACGGCTGGGGAAATTCCTGGGCCCCAATGGGGCAAGGGTGCGCGAGAGCACTTCTCGGGCACTTCGAGGAGGCAGCAGAACTGCTCGGCGTCTCCGACGGAATGCGGCAACCCTTGCAGATCGCCCTGGATCAGATCACCTTGTTCGCCAATGCTCAGGACGAAGCCGTCCAGCGCATCGAGGCCACGATTGGGCATGCTGCTTTCCGACGCGCTTTCGAACGCGGACGACGGACCGTCATCGAGCGCCAGAACGCTGCGTCAACAGCACCTGCGCCCACTCAAGATAGTCCGATTCGCGGCCTCACTGATCGCGAACTCGAAGTGGCCCACCTCGTGGCACAAGGACTGGACAATGTGGCGATCGCGCAGAAGCTCGTCCTCTCGCGCCGAACCATCGAGCGCCATTTGGCCAACATCTTCCACAAGCTGGACCTGGAGGGCACCGGCAGTCGTACACAACTTGCGGTCATGCTCACCCAGTCGCACTCTCAGTGAGCGATCTAGTGAACACTCAACCGAGTAACACTGGTAGCGTCTCGTAACCGTTCATAATCACGCTCGGCTTGCGCCGCAACTCTTCGAACGGTATCGCGAGTCGGGCGCGGGGGAAGCGTGCGAGCAGTTTGGTCAGCGCGATCCTGCTCTGCAACCTCGCCATCTGCGCACCGAGACAGAAGTGACGACCGTAGCCGAACGCCAGATGTCGATTATCTTCCCGATCAAGATTGAACACGGTAGCCGTCTCACCGAAGCGTCGGGGATCGCGATTCGCGGACGCCAAGCCGACATGCACGATCTCCCCAGCTGGTATGGTGAAATCCTCAACCCGCACATCGACCGCAGTCCACCGGTGTGTTGCCGAACGGACTGGTGAGTCCCATCGCGCGGTCTCCTCCAGGGCGGCACCCACCAGTTCAGGCCGGGCCGCAACCCGTTGCCACAGATCATGCTTCAACAGTGCAGCAATCGCGTTGCCCAGCAGGTTCACAGTGGTCTCGAAGCCCGCGACGAGCAACAAGAAAACAGTGGCGAGCAGTTCTTCTGTGGTCAATCGTTCGACCTGAGAACTCTGCGCGGTGACCATCGCCGAGAGCAGGTCATCAGACGGCTTTTGACGACGTAGTCCGATGAGATCGGCAAGAAAACCTGTGAGCTCCTGCGAAGCAGGGATAGTGACTTCTGGCTGGTCACGCATCAGCGCTGAGGCCCATCGCCCGAACTGGGCACGGTCGTGCATCGGTATGCCCAGTAGCTCACAGATGACCAACAGCGGCATGGCCAGCGCCAACTGATCGATGATGTCCACTTCGACGCCGGGAGGAGTCGCGTCGAGCAGTCCATCGGTGATCGCCTCGATCCGAGCTCCGAGTTGCTCGACACGCCGCGCTGTGAAGTCGCGGGCCAGCAGCTTCCGAAGACGGCTGTGGTCAGGGGCGTCCGCCATCAGCATCGTCGGGCCGTAGAGCATGCTGAGCTCAGCGGGCTTCCCCCGCGTTAGGAACTGCTGCTTAATGATCTCGGTGAGCCGCGCGGAGTCCTTACGCAGCCGCCTGTCATCCTCCAGAGCAGCCTGAGCTGGGTGGTACCGCATGATGACCCAGACGGGCAGACCTGACGGAGCGGTCGCGCGATGCACCGGAGCCTCTTCACGGAGGGCAGCGTCGACTTGATGGGCCTGCTGCCAGTACTCCGGCTCGAACAACGCGGTGCGCACAGTCTGGGACATGGCCGATCCTTCCGGTCCTGCACCGCGGTGAGCTGGTCCTGCACGAGCTATCCCGACCTCGCCGCGCGGTCGCGTGAGTCTGCGCGTCAAGCCTGACGGGGGGCCGTTGTCCGGCACATGCGTGAGATCACCCAGCCGACCGCTCAACTCGTCGACCACGCCGGCGAGTCTGCCTCGTCACTCAGCACCACCGATCCGCGCTCGCGCTGCCTCGACACGGCCCTCGATCCTGGCTGCACACCGCAGCGCTCGCATCAGCGTCCACATGTCCTCGCTCACCCAACTGCGCGGCGGCTGTTCGGCCGTCACGATGCCCGCTGCGACGAGGGAGACGACACGGCCAGCATGATCGGAGGCCATTCGATGATGGGGCTCCGCGAGGCGGACACGCGTCGACTGCCCGGAGGCAGCCAGCGCGACGACCTCGGGGTCGGTAGGCAGATGGAAGCCGGGGACGCTCACGCTGCACGCTGCCAGGAGTTCATCCCACAGCCAGTGCCCGCTCAGTGAGTAGGTCTGGAGGAACCGGATCTGCTCAGGGCTGACGCCGGGCCGCAGCGCACCCGAGCACCAGATGCCCCACTCGTCCTCGCCGACCACGACGTCCGCGGCGACGTACTGCGGGTCGTCGTAGTGCCGCATCACCGCGACGACATCCACCGGCTGCGGTCCGTGCCCACCCGTGGCCAAGGGGCCGGTGAGCACGGTCGACCCGTCGGCGCACCGGACAGGGTGTCGGTGGAACTTCGCGTAGCTTCCCCCGGCCGGGCAGCGTGGGGGCGGCACGTCGTGCACGACGTGCCGTGAATCCCATGCCGCGAGATGGCCGTAGACCCGATGGTTACCCAGCACGCAGACCTTCGTGGGGCCGGTCAACTGAGGGTTGGTGAAGAAAACGGGGTCGGGTTCAGCGGGGACGGTCTCAGCGATCCGGTCGGCCCAGGACGGGAACCGGTGCTCGTCGTTGGCCTCCGTGGGCGAGTCGTCCAGTGGCAGGGTGGCGTCGTCCTGGCTTCGGGCAGACGCGCTGGCCTGCATGGTTGCCGGGGAGGGGGTCTGGGCCATGGTCGGAGTCCCGTCGATCTCGGATGGGCTGAGGCTGGTCGCCAACTCGTGGGTTTGGGCGGCTTCGTCGTCATCGAGCCAGGCCAGGACGCAGCGGCACTCAACCGTGTTGGCCGCGGAGCCCTGCGGATCGTGCGGGAACCGCAGCGCCTCGCCACCGACCGAGAACGCCTCGTCCCCGCGCACCACCGCGCCACTCACCGCCAGGTGTGCCGGGCGAGTCCGGGCGTCCCCGGCGGCGATCCACTGCTTGTGCAGTTGCTCGCCCAGCACACGCTGCCGCGCGAGGCCGGCCGCGTGCGTACCTGCGTTGTAGGCGGCCAGCGTCTCGTTGCGGGCTATCGCCTCGGCGCGGTGCGACCAGCGATCCAGGTCGAGCACAGCGGCGACACGATCGCGGAGGACAGCGAGGGGCTCACGGGTCAGGAGCGAGGCGCTGATCTCGGCGCGGACTCTGTCGTGGACTTCGTCCGGCCAGGTCGCGCCGGTCAGGCGCGTGGTGGTGTCAGCGAGATGCGCCTCGAGGTAGTCGATCTCGGAGAGGATCGACGGGATCGGCCCGGGAACGGTGCTGTTCCACGCCTCACGCCAGCCGGACTCGGTGCCGTGGGTGATCAGGGCGGCACAGTCACGCCAGATCAGGGACGGAGGCCAGGCGTCGAGGTTGGGCGCCAGCTCGCCGGGGTTCGCGTCGGCGGTGACGCCTGCTCGCGTCACGCCGTGCAGGACAGCGGAGCGGGCGGTGTCGAGGTAGCGGGTGAGGGCTTGGTCAACGACGGAGCGAAGGTGCTGTTGCTCGCGGGTCAGGTGCGCGTCGGCGCGGCGCCGGACGATGTTCCAGTGGTCCTGGCCCCGATCGTGCACCGCACACCGCCATACCAGTGGGGTGTGCCCGGCCATGGTCGCCAGTCGGCACGGTCAACACGTGGAGCGTAGCGGTCAGGCGGCGGTGGAGCTGGGCAGGCACTGCTGCCGCGAGGCCAGGACACGGGCGAGGTCATCCCGGCTGAATGGCAGGCCAGCAGCGAGCAGGATCTTCAGGTAGGTGCCGATGGTGTCGCGCAGGCACACCGCGGTCTCAGCGCCGAGCACCTGTTCGGCGTTGTCCAGCCGGGCCAGTGCGCCGTCGAGCAGCTGGTCCACGTCGATGTCGTCGGTGGCGATCTTGGTGTGCCAGGTCGCCCGGTCCGCGGTCCGCAGCCCGTTGCTGTGGTGGCGGGCTGAGCGCGGCAGCTGGTGCAGCAACCGTGCGTTGGCGCGCTCTAGCGCGTACAGCGTCGCCAGTTCGGCGTAGGCGATCACCCAGGGCGAGGCGATCGCGGTCTTCTCGGTCGTCATGGCAGCAGTCCCTTCTTGTGGTTGAACGTGACGGGCGGAGGTCGAGTTGGTGGTGAGCCAGCCTGCGAAGAAGGCCGTCGCCAGTACCGCCTCGGGTACCAGGACCGCCGGTGAGTTCCCGCAGACGGAGTCCACGGTGACGATGGCGGTGGCGATCCAGACCGCCACGCACCAGTCGCAGGTCAGCAGCGCGTAGACCCAGTGGCGGGGTAGCGTTCTCGAACCGCTGGTCACGGGGGCCCATTGCTGTGGCGCCAGCGTGGCGCGCTCGGACCGGTTGTAGAGCACCAGGCGGTGAACCCGTCGGCGCAGCGGCTGGGTGATGACATCGGTGGTGGTGAGCCGCGTCAGCCGTCCTGTCGCCCCAATCGCCAATATCAGGTGGTAGAGATGCACGCGCACACGCTACGCACTCAGCAGGTAGCGGGGAGCAATCGAGCGTGCCGTTTCATCCGAAGTCGCTCGAATGCGCCAAACCGAGTGAGACTCAGATCACATCACAAAGTGGACGTGTATGTATCTACCTGCGAAGGTGCATCCACGAGAACCTCCTGACGCTCCTACGCGCTGTCGCCTTTCCACTCGCGTCTCGGATCGTTTCAAACAACGGTGGCAGGGCTGCGTAAACAAACGGCTGCCGCCTGTGGACAACTCGGGGCCGTTGCGTGCTCCCAGACTTCCGTACCGAGTTGCCCACAGTTGCCCTCTGATAACCGAGCGCCGGTTAGCTGGTGGGAACTACCCGGTGGAGACAAGGCGCGGACAGTGCAGGATGCTGGTGGCCGGTCCACGCCACCGTGTAGCGTCCGCCGATCTTCGCAGTTCAGCACGCCAGTTCAGCACGGTCGGACACTGCGGACGCTAGCCATCTTGATCATTAAGGTGAAGAAGATGCGCAGCGTCCGAGGGCACGGTGATGGGGGTTCCCGATGCCTCTCAGCTGTCGGGAACCCCCATCAGTACGGCAACAACACCGTGTCCCCGGTCTGGCCCACGCAAGGCACGCCCGCCACCGTCCCGGTGCCGGTCTCCCTTCCTGCGCACCGGATCCGCGCCAGCTCGGCGCCGAGGGGCGCTCGCTCACATGGACGCGGCCAGCGTCCAGGTGCGTCGTCGGCTCCGGTCCGGTGCCCGCCCGGACTCGACGGCCAAGCCGAGCTGGCGCAGTGCGGGCGCCAGCCTGTTGATCGTCCCGGACAGCCGCGTGGAATCCTTCGGCCAGCTCTTGGGCAACGGGTCGCCGGCGTGCCGGGCCAGCACGGCCAGCAGCTCGGTGGCCGAGCCGGTCCACTCGCCCTCGGCGGCAACCAGGCGACGCACGGCTTCCGCGACCGGGCTGCTCGCGACCACGTCGGCGGCGCCGGAGTCGCAGCGCGACAGGTAGTCCGGCAGCGTGGACCAGCCGGTCACCTGGTCCAGCGCGGCGAGGTACCGGGCGGCCGAGGCCATCCTGGGCAGCGTGGCCAGCGTGACCTGCGGCAGCTGGAGCAGTGTGCTGGCGAGCAGGTCGAGCACCGCGCCAAGGATCAGCGGCCTGGCCGCCGCCGCCGCGGCGGCGAGGTCTTCATCGTCCCGGCGGCGGGAGGCGGCGATCCGTTGCAGCTCAACGGTCATCAGCCGCTCGGCCAGGTCCCCGGCGATGTGGCCGGGGTCGACCGAGGTTAGGATCAGCGCCCTCCGGAACTGCTGAACGCTGACGTCCTCGTTGGTGTAGTACTGCCTGTCGACCATCGCCTCACCGGTGACGGCCCGGCACATCGCGTCGCTGAGCCAGCCCGGGATCGTCGACAGGTTGTCGACGCACACCACGGACGACGAGTTCGCGCTCACCACCCACTGCCGGATGTCCCGCGGTTCGGACTGCGTCGGTGCGGGCGTGGGATCCAGCGTAGTCACCAGGGTCCGCGCCAGGCTGGACTTCGCGGTGCCCTGCTCGCCGGTGAGCAGCAGCACCGTCCGCGCGATGTCGGGCACCAGCGCGGTCACCATCCAACCCACGATCAGCCTGGCCTCCCGCTCCTCCGCGTTGATCAGCCCGCGCAGCGCGTGCAGCCCCTCCTCGGTGCGGCCCGGCACGGGGACCGGTATCGGCAGCGTCAGCTTCGTCCGCCGAAACGGCACAGGCGAGCGGCCAAGGATCTTCCAGTGGCCGGGCCGCACCAGCACGCACCGGCCGTCTGCGGTACCGAGATCGATCACGATCCCATCGCCGTGACGGGCCAGCCGCAGGCTCACGCCAGCAGGTTCGCCCGCCAGCGCGCGCCCCTCGATCACCCGCATCGCGTCGGCCAAGGTCGCACCGTTCGGGGGAATCCCGGTCCGCTCATAGAACTGCGCGGCCAGCAGCGGCCGCAACCTCCGCAGCGGCAGCGCGACGTTCGGTCCATCGATCTGCACCGCACACGGCGCGCCTTCCTCAGTCAGCCCGAGCTCATAGTGCGCCAGCACGTACTCGACCAGCTGCCGAGTTTGGCTCGGCTTCTTGTCCTCGGCGGCGTCCACCTCGACATCAGGTGGGCAGGCGCCATCGGGAGCCCGGTCGTCGACGACCGAGGCCCCATCGTGGATACTCACAGGTGCCTCAAGTTCCTTGGCAAGGGTACGGAGAGGTGAGCACCGGAACGCGCCCCGCCCCACGGGGCGCGTTCGGCGTTATGGGGTCAAGCGGATTCGGGGCAGTTCTCCATGTCCTCCTCGATCGGGTCCAGGCCCAACCGGTTACGCCGCAACTGCTCCGCCTCCTCACGGCGAGCCCGCGCTCGGGCACTCCGCCGCTTCGCCGCGATCCTGGAGGCGCGCATCAGGTCAGTGCGTCGGGCTTCCTCAGCGCGCCGGGCACGTTCGGCGGACGCCAGGATGTTGTTCGGATCGACAATCCGCTCGTACTTCTCGTACAGCGCCTGCCGCATGGGCTCCGTGGCCGCGGTTCGGTTGGACTCGCGATCCCAGCGCACGCGCGCAGCGATCCGGGCATCTCGCGAGTTGAAGGGGTGCACGCCTCGTGGCATGGGCAGACTCCTGGGGTCACGCAGGTGCGTGGTCGAGGATTCTGCCCGGCCAATGGCGCCAGTCGGCTACGACTACGGCACACCGCGAACGCACGCCGCCGCCGTTCCGCAGAATGACGACGGCGGCCCGCAGGGCCGCTGGCCAGACGCTAGCGCACAGCGGTCCGCGCCCCGGAGCCGAGGGGTGATCTTGATGCGACAGCCACCCACCCCTGTACTCAGGTCACGGGTTCGTTGCCGCAGAAGCGAACAGGTCACGTAGTCGAGCGGCCCGCACGGATGCGGCCATGCGATCCTGCCCCGGCGCTACTGACTTACCGCGCAGCCACTGGTCCGCGACCAGGTCCCAGCCGCCGCGTTCGTCGATCACGGCGCCAACCACGTGCAGCAGGTTCTCGGCGACCTCGATGTAGGTCGGGCCGGTGATCCACCGGTACAAGGTGGCGTAAACCGCGGAGACCGCGCTGGGGTCCGTCCGGCTGTCCGCGATGTCCAGGCCGCCGTCCCACACCGCCGCGATCAGCGCCTCCGACTCGGATGATCCGGGCCTACCTGCGGTCAGCTCCCAGGTGCCGTCCCGCCAGGCAGGGCTGAACGTTCCACAGGTCCGGATGCGTTCCCGTTCCACACACAGCAGTACTAGCTTCCCCAGCGCGACCAACACCGACGCCATGGCCCTGCGCCCAGCAGCCACCAGCACCGGCACGAGGGCTGCGTGGTCCTCGTGCGGTGCCACCGGCTCAACGACCCGGTACGGCCAGCGCTGACCGAGCAGTTCTCCGAAGTCCAGCGCACCAGGCAGTCCGCCATGCTTCCTGGCTCGTGAGTTCGGCTGGAAGACCACGGAGTCAGCGTGCGGGCAGGCCGTCCAGGTCACACCGTCGTCGTCAACGACTCGAGTTGGAGGCTCGTCCTTTACGCTCGGGCGCGGCGCGCGGCGCGCAGCCGACCACAGGCTCGCCAGCCCTGTGGGCAGCGTCAGCGATAGCACCATCTGCCCCTCACCCCGCTCGACGCTGACCTGCGCACGCTGCCAGCACGAACCTCGCAGCGCCGACAAGGCCACGCTGTCGCGGCTGACCGTCGCCAGGTCGACCAGCACCGACCGGAGCAGAGGACCGGCGTCGTCGTCGACCGGCACGAGCACCGACTCCAGAGCACGATCTCGGACGGCCTGCGCCCAGATGATGTCGAGGTTTCCACCCAGCACGTCACGATTCCTTGTCACTGGTCGAGACCCGCAGCGCGATGCGCGGCGAGTGCGGCTTGAGATCCGGGTCAGCGAGCAACGCGGCCCGAACGTCCTCCCGGCTTGGGGCGCGTTCGGCGTTGGGCGCCCACTCCAGCTCCCACCGGTCCCGCCGGTCGTCGTAGTCGGCCGTCACAGTGATCCCGTGTCGTTCGCCAAGGTCTGCGGCGAAGCCGCGGACCAACGTCGCCCGAGCCAGAGGCAGCGACGCGAACTCCCGCAGCCGTGACGGCTGGCCTGGCGGGACAGACCGGACCTCGTCCCAGGCGACCCCAGGAATCTCCAGCACGGCCAAAACATCGCTCGCCCGGTATAGCGGTACAACCACCCAGCGACGACGCCCTACCTTCCGGTCGACCTCGTCCGCTGGCGAGACCCAGCCGGCGGCAACGCAGTAGTCGAAGTCCCTGCGTTGCAACTCGATTAGGTGCGCCGCCTCGTCGGATCCGAGCAGCCGGGCTCCTCGCACAGCCTCGTCGAGCTCCTCATCGTCATGCAGCAGCTCGACATCGTCTCGCAGGAAGCGCCCGAACCGTCCCTGCCGCAGGCTTCGTTCGCCAGCGACCCGCAGGAACTCCTCCAGGGTCCAGCCCAGTTGCTTCGCCGCATCGCGCGTGTACATGCTGGCCTCCGCCCACGCCAGACGCTCCACCACGCACTGCTCGACCAGAGCCGGATCGATCTCGTCCACGTCGCGGCAGTCATACAGGTTGAAGCCCTTGTAGTCCCCCACCGCGTGCAGGAGGCCCTGCTCTGCAAGCAGCCGTACGTCCGCTCCCTCCACCTCCAGGCCGAGCCGCTCGGCGAGCCGTTCGGCAGCTCGGTTCGCGCCGACCGGGTGCTCGGGGCCGATGGCGGCTCGGATCTCCTCCGCTCTCCGAGCCACCTCGTCAGCGAGGTTGGCAGACCACCGGCCGCCAGCGGCGTCCCCTTGTGGGATCAGGCTTCGCTCGACAGCTCGCTCTACGAGCCATCGGGGGAGCCCTGCGTGATTGGCGAGCTGTACCGGCCCGTAGTCAGTCGGCGGCCGCTCCGCCGGGCTCACCCGAGCCGCCCTGGCTCGGTGTGAACTGGCTCGCCCCTGCGAGCGGCACGTCGGGACCGAGCCACGTGACGCGATGTTGGCTCGGTCTCCTCAGGGCACCGCGCTGCATCGTTGGTCATGGGCATCCTTCCTTGGTCGATGAACGAGCTGGTGGACCACGTGGCGCCTGAACCGCCTGGTGTGGCTAGGCAGCGGACCGCTTCCGGGCCTTGGCTCGGGCGTGCTCCTCGGCGGTGATCAAGCCGGCAGATGCCCAGCGGCGTAGCCAGGCCCGCGCCTTGTTGTTGGCGCCAGTGGCTCGGTCGAGGTCAGCGCCCGAGGGGTACTCGTCGCGATCCCGTGCTTCGAGCCAGTGCTGCCAGGCCCGCTGCTCCTGGGGCGACATCCTCAGCTCCACCGGCTCGCCCGCCTGAACGACGACCCGGGGCATCGGCCGGGTGGCGTCCTCTTGCTCAACTCGGAGAGCCGTCGTCGATGGCTCGGCAGCTCGCTGCGCCTGGCTCGCTGCATTGCTGGCCCGCTCGGCCGCGTGTTCAGGGCAGCGCGCTGCGAGCTGCGGCTCGGTGGCCGCCGTTGTGTCACGAGACGGGTCGTCGGTAGAGGTCGGCGAGCCGCTGGGCTCAGTGCCTCGCTGTGCCCGCTGGTCGAGCTGACGAGCCACGCCTCGTAGGGCCGCCGGCCCGAGCAAAAGGGCGATCGAGCCGAGCACCTGGTCGACGGCTCGCTCGCGGTTCGCCACCTCGGCCTCCATGCGAGCCGCGCGCTCCACCGAAGCCTCCTGGTTCGCAGCGACCAGGCCGCGGACTTGGCGCGACCAGGCGAGCCTTCTCCACCACCGGTAGGGCCTCCTGGCCAGTGCGGCAGCCCACGCCCGCCCTGCATCGGAGATCCCCAGCTCGACAGCAGTGGCCAGAGCACCCAGGGTGCGCCAGGGGAAGAACAGCCACCGCGTGCCGAACCGCGGGAGCGAGCTGCCGTGTTGCTCCGCGAACAACGCGGCCTCGACGACCTCCCACAGCACCGGGCCCACCGCGCTGACGAACCCGTAGACCGCGCCGACCAGCAGACCGCCGGACGTCGCGTTGTGCGCGGCGTTCACGGCCACGGCGAACACCACGATCAGGCGCATACTCACTCGGGGCACCACCGCCGTACCGCCGTTCCACCGCATCCAGCGCGCCAGCATTCCCAGCGCGATGCCCGAGACCTCCAGCACCGTCGCTGCCGTCCTGGCACCGGCCAGTGACACTCCGCGCCCGCAGAGCCACTCCACCTGGCTGTTCCACGCGGCGTACACCCCCGCAGCAACCACGGCGAGCACGGCCACCAGCGCGATCGCTTTGAACAGCCCGCGCTGGCGGTTCCGACTCCTCTCGACAGCCGTCCGCTGACAAGCAGTCTGCAGTTCGCGCTGTTCGTCAGCGAGCAGGGCGGTCTTCCTGCGCCTAAGCGGCTCCAGCACCTCGAGCTCGTAGCGCTCGCGTTCTTGAGCCTGCCGCGCAGCCTCGTGGGCCATCTGTGCCGCGAGTAGGGGGTCGAGTTCAGCCGCATGGGTTCGTCTGGACCATCGTTTCCACGTTCGAGACTGCCCCAAATGGGTGAATTTTTCGGCGGGGCTGCGTTCCCCTCTGGCAAGGCTGGCGTCCTCCAGCACGGCGGCAGGCTCCTGGTCGACGGTGTTGGAAGTCACCTGCGCCGTCAT